AGGTAAAGTACGAAAATCTTTCCCTAATTCTTGACATATATATCATATGATATAATGGTGAGAAACAGCGAAAGATGATCATGAAGAGTAAGCTCCCATAGGATTACCAGCTCTATAATAAAGATCTTCATCTTTATATTTGAACGGGTATCCCACCATTATATCATGCCAAGCATCGACATAATGATGAGGAAGTTTACCTTTCAGAACCATACTTATGAAAGAGATAGGGAATCTATCAGTAGCGGCCGTAAGGTCGATACTGTAGAAAACCTTAGCTCCTTCAAGCTTATCCATGAAAGATCCTTGGTCAAATGTACAATCTCCTCTGAACTTTTTCAGTACTCGAAATAAGTAGTGATGCAAAGGTTTGAGAACGGTCTGAGACCAGTAATCAAGCTTCGCTATCACTCTTACCTTTTCCTCTTTATCAGGGAAGGATATTATCTCACGATATATCCCCTCTAATTTAGCAGGAACAAGGAATTCGAGGTATGATCAAGCTCTTTGGAGGCACCTTATATGAGAAGTTATCTTTTCACCCCCTACTATCATTATTGATGATAGCAAGGTATCTGGCAAGACTCGCAAGTCTGTCAGACAGTGCCATAAAGCGTGTCCGTTAGGACCGCTCTTGGTAGTGAAATGATAATTTACTCAATTAAGGGCCTTTGGAATTCTTTGACTTGGCATATACCCAATATCTTTTCAGAAAGATTGAAGGTGTTTTCCATAAACCGAAGAATACTCCTTAGGAGCATCAGTTATTGTACTAACATCAACGATCTTTCCTAACTTCAGTCCTCGTGTACAGTATAATAAAGTATTGATAAGCCTCAAATCTGAGGGTGATCTTTCCTTTATTGCCTGTGACAACGATGGACCTAAGATTTTAGGTAGCCCATAGCCGTTATAACCAATTTCGGGCACTCTATCTGTTGAGTTGCAAAAACTCTTCAGAATAGCCAATCTCACTTTCTTTAAATAAGAAATCGTGAAACTGATACCTCTAGTCTTAATAAGACTTGAGATCCTGCTTCCTAGTTGGTAATATTCCTTCAATGGTCGATGCTTCGATAGGATAAAACCTTTCGTAAGTCATTCCATTATTCTCAAGCATAACGTAATGAGTGAATCTGGAGTTACCCTAAAGAAGCCTTTAAAAGCTAATTTAGTTCGTTTCTCCTTATTTTTCATTATGTTATCTTAAGAAGTGCGAAGTACATATTGTACATCAGGTATGATATGATACTAGCATAGGTTTGACTAGCATCATAAAAGTTTCAGAGCTCTAGTTTGTTAACTAGCCAGTCTTCGCCGTGAAACGCGGAGAAGTGTCTGATTCCCATTGTAGGTCTTTAGAAAGATGGATATCTAACTAATAGAAGGAGAACCCCTCGAAAGAGGGTGGACCCCTGTCACGCCATGGTGGAAATAATCCATGG